GTTCCAATCATCCATTATTATGATTGTTTCTTTTGATATGATTGGTAGAATGTTTTTTAAAGCAATGTATTGATCATGAAATTTAGTTTCACCATCATAAAAAATAATATCAGGATTTGGTAGTGTTTTAAAATCAAACAATTGATAGTCAGTTTTATAAACAGATATTTTATCAACGTCTCCAAATTTTTTTACGTTAGATAAGAATTCTTCTTGTGGTAACACATCGATATTATGTTTATAATAGTTCCCCATTTTTTGGCTAACCCCGCGTGGTGTTAGATTAGGTGACATAAAATTATCAATCGCTATTGAATAGATATCATTACCATAGATCGCAGAACAAAATGTTGCACCACGAAAAACACCTATCTCTAGATAGGTTGCGCCATCGATGTCGCAAATGTTATTTAGAAAAGATCTAACTTTATTACTAGTGATTCCATGAATATCTAAAATATCTTGTGTTAATTTAGACACTTCTAGTTTACCCCATTCAATTGAATCGTCAATATGTTTAATTAAGTCCATATGTTTTTTTCTTATGATCGGCAACAATATCACAGTAATTACAGTCCCAGCATTGAAACTTACATTTCTTTATTTTATTTCTCCAACCTTTTAATTCTTCATGAGGAATACCATCCAAATACAATTCAGATGATTTGGCTAACACTTCATTACTAGCAACATATGAGTCAACAATTTCCATAGTTTCATCTAATCGATTAAAACTATCTCTGCCATGCATCTTGAATACATCGATGTATTGTAGAAACTCATCAAACTCTTCTTTAAATGGTGGTATGGTTGCAGCTTTAAAAAAGAACGCATTAATTTCTTTTTCCCATTTATATTCACATGTAACTTTGGATATCTCATGATGAAAATATGGTAACTCATTATTTGTTCTTAGATTATTGTATGAATAATGTTCATCCATAACTGGGCATCTACCTAAGCAACCTTCATTAACAAGTAAAGATAGTTTCACATACCTACCCTTCTCTTCATAGTATTTTAATTGTGCACGCTTAATATTTTTAAGTTCTTCAACATCACGCATTAAAATTCTATCGAGATTTATGTAATCAAATCCTTGATCGGCGTTGTACCAAAAGTCTTGTCCAGTGGCAACCTTTCTTAGAATTGTGTTTTTAATTTCCATCTCAGGAAAATGTTTCTTTAATCCCATCGCAACCCAATGACCATGTGGTATCGTCATGCATCTCAAACCTTTCTCATATAAAGGTTTTAAATTGTCAACAAATAACTTATAGTTATCAAACTTAGGAGAAACATTTACGTTATTAAATGTTGCACTTACAGTTATGCCTAAAGCCTTTTGAACAATCATTGCATTATCGAATACCGCATCTCTGAACTCATCAGAGAATGTTGACCCCATCGCATCTTGTGTAAAAGGCGGTATTCTACATGTGAAGTACACATCATATATCCATTCTTTATTTCTTTCTAAGAATGGATAAAATTTATTTATAAATGCTTCTTCGGAAAGCATTGGATTAAATGGTATTGAAAATATTTTTTTCATCATTTGCTACCTTCTAAGCAACCACCACATATTCCATTACACTCTGTCTTATAGAAAACACAATCTAGGCAACCTTGTGGTATTGTATAATTTTTATGATTTATACTGTACAATTCATCGAATTTGTCCCTTAGGTCTAATATACCATTTTTCCCTGAGATTTCCAAAACATTATCAATCTTTACTTTGTCTTGTAGTGGGTAGCAATGAATTGAACTTCCGTCAGGGAAAATGTCTAGTGGCATAAAACCACATATAGTTTCATATTCTGGTATTTTAAATGTGGCAAAGTTTAAAGAATTCTCTAGCACAGCTTTCTTTGTTTTACCCTCCCATAAACATGGTGGGACCTGGCAATCTGAGGTGATCCTAATACCATTATATAAGCCGAATTTAAGGATCTTACTAATTTCGGAACCCATTTCCTTATTATTAATTAGATACGTACCAGTAAGATCTAAACCAACTCTAATCGCATTTACGTTACCATCTAATTCATGATACAACCATTTGACATATTCATAAAAATTTTTGTCTTTCCAATCCTTTGACATGGTTATTGCCAAATAAAGTCTTGGGTTGGTATCAAACCCCCATGTGTTGGCGTAAGCCTTATAAATTTCCAGGTAGTTCTTTTTGAAAATAACCATCCTATTCTTTTCATTCAATTCCGCAGCATTGGGGAAACACCATCTAATGTTTTTTATATTATTGATAATATATTCCCTAGTTGTTTTACCAAATAAAAAATTACTGACAAGATTTACCTTTATGTTTTTACTAAAGATATAATCTAAAATGTCGGTAAAGTTTGGATGTTGTGTGGGTTCACCACCAAGTATTGTTATTTCTTCTTGGGGTTTATATAAACCGTAATGGTTGATAATCTTATCAACCATTTCTATTGTCATGTTACCTAATGTGTGTTTTAATCTTGCGTCTTCTTTTGTAAAACAGAATGAACATCCTTTGGCACACGTTCCGTTAATTGCTAGATTCATTAAAAATCCATTTTCAATGTGAGTGGTGTTGTTTCTACGTTTTCGTCTTCTTTTTGTTGCTTACTCATTGCCACACCAAATTTCTCGTGTTTTAGTCTGTGGCAATCAGCAATTGTTTGGCAAGCTTTAATTCTTTCTTCTAACAATTGTTGTTCTAATAATAAGTTTGCTAGTTTTGTATTGTATATTGTTACATTATTAATAATTTTCTGAACAAATGTTGCCTTATCAATATTTCTTCCTGCAGACAAAATATCGATAATTGGAGTTTGGTAATCATTATCTGCCATCCAACCAAATGCTTCTCTCTTTTGTTCTTCCCAAGTATCTTTTTCTAAGATAGATGCGTCAACCATTAACTCTTTATATCTTTCAGAAAATCTGTCAGCAACAACTTTTTTCATAACGGCTTTGTTAAACGCAACTCCGGCCGCTTTATCTTCATCAGTTAAAAAGTGTTTTACTTTTTGTTCGTCAGTTTCTCCAGATTCAGCTAGCTGAGGAATCTCATCCATAATGTGTGAGTTTGTTCTCACACTAATATAATCTTTATAGATGTCAGCAAAAACAAATCCCTTGGCAACTTCTGCAGGAATGACGCTCGCTCCTAAACGATTGAGTTCCACCCTCATGTCATTATATTCATCCGCAATTCTACCATAGTTGTAGTTTAAATACATACCTATGATTTGAACGTACCCAGGGACATTACCTTGTAATTTAAAAATAATATGTGTCATTATAATAATTTTTCAGTTTCTATTTTATTTGATTCATCTAATTTTAATTGATTCTTTAATGATTCTTCAATTGTAAAATGATTTGTTGTTGCTTGTGTCATCAATTGATTAATATTTCTATCAATCGATATTGTATATGCTGATGCTAAAGATAGAACTTGTTTTTGTTGTTCTGGTTCCATCATTAAAATTGAATCTAGATTACCCGTTCCGATTCTACCATAAGAAATCATATCAAGCATTGCTTGTTTAGCCATACGTACAGTCCAATATTCATGTTCATACTTCTCTTCCAATTCAGGATTCCCAAATACATCAATCAATTTTGTTCCATCTGGTAAAATAGCATCTTCTGATTCTAAAAATTCTTTAATCAAATCGATGAAACCTTGTCTTTCTCTGTACGCGTCTTTAAGATTTCTTTTAAACTTTCTTAAGTCGATGTGTTTATCGGCAACAGTTAAGTTGATCATCTCTTTTCTTTTAGGATCAGTAATAAATTCCTTACTTTCTTCATCCATCTGAATTTCAAGTTCTGCCTTTCTTACTGTATATTCAAGATGCTGTACCGCATCTTCTCTACCTCTTAACTCTAGCAACCACTGTTTTAATTTTGCGTATGGAGTTATCTGAGCCCCACCAACAAAATTATATGCTTTGTACTTTGGTAGAGCAAATGACATGTTTTCTGAAATTTCCATCAATTTGTTATCGAATGGATTATTTAAATTCTCTGATCTTTCATATTTGTAACCTTCCATAAATAAAATTCTTTTTGTTCTAATATAAGTAAAATATTTTAAATTATCAACTATTGTCTCCAACCACAATGTCCTGAAGATGTACCAGCATTTACCGCCGGATTTAAACCGGTTACACTACTAGAACCACTATCAGTTGCATAATAAAATTTCCAGCTTACATTATTTTGACCACTACCATCATAACAACCTAACATGTATTGCCAATCTTGACCCATTGTAAAATTCTCTTCACCACAGTTTACGTGTGGTTTTGCTACGTTACCAATGTTTGTGTCGTTTGAATTACTCCATCTTCTTAAGTTGTAACCGCCGTTATATGATCCCTCGTTCCCACAATAACCTTTCCCATATTTTGAAGGGATACCTTTTTGTTGAGCGTGTGCACTCCAATGTGTGGAAGAACTTGGTGTTTCATTTGAAAAATTAAACTTAATCCCGGCGCTACTTGTCCAAGCATAACCAAAACTTTCATCATAAAACGCACCACCACCGTCGTTTCCGCTTATAGATGTTACAGCAAATCCACTAACATAACTTTCATTAGATAGATTAAATTTTTCTATAGTTGTTGAACCACCAGAAATTAGATAAGCTAACTCAGTTTCTTTTTGCATAGTTGCAACATCACTTCTAGCAATACCTGTATTAAATTTTGTTTGATGTGTATATTTTGTGTCTGTAAGCATATTAATAGCGGATGTTCTGGTACCATGAATATTATCTGGCCCCTTCCACGCATTATCATCATTAACAGACCATACAAAGAAAATAGACTTACTACAAGCACCAGATGTATACGATGCTGGAAAATCCAATAATTCTCCAATATGTGTTGTTTGATCGGTTAAGTTGGTAACTTTGTGAACGTTTTTCCATGGAGACGAATCTTTATAGCCTCCAGCTAAATAAGAATAATTTATAATCTGTCTGTATCTAAATGCTGTGGGTTGTGGTTCTTGCGCTGCAATCCTTTCCCAACCGTCATCAATATTTGATATTCCTGTATACAACATCAAATAGCTACTTCCACTGGTGGAAGTTTCTAGGTACAATGATCCCGATCTAGGATTACTAGGTCTGTTAGCTCTAGTACCTCTAGGAGGTCTATTAACTACTCTATCGGATCTTAAACTACCACTAACTTCTAAATTCTCGTATATCATTTTATATAATTATTTTATGATCTCCAACCACAATGTCCTGAAGATGTACCGGCATTAACCCCTGGAGCTAATCCACTTACACTTGTTGTTCCAGTGTCTGTTGCGTAAAAGAATTTCCAACTTGTATTATTCTGTGCTCCGTCATAGTTACCTAACATATACTGGTGGTCCTGACCCATTGTAAAGTTTTCCTCGCCACAGTTAGGGTGTGGTTTTGCGACATTACCAATGTTTGTATCATTTGCATTACTCCATCTTCTTAAATTATACCCACCAGAATAACTACCTTCATTCCCAGCATAACCTTTACCTACCTTAGAACTAATTCCTTTTTGTTGCGAGTGAGCACCCCACATGCCTGTAGATGTAAATGTTTCAGAAGCAAAACTAAATTTAATTCCTGCTGCTGATGTCCAACCATAACCAAAGTTTTCATCTGAAAATGCTGAACCACCATCGCCACCATCAATAGTTGTTAAATTGAATCCGGTCATTATTGTTTCATTACTTAAATCAAATTTTTCTACTGTTGAGCTACCACCTGTAAACATATAAGCAAATTCTGTTTCTTTATGCATTGTGCCTAAGTCACTTCGGTTTGAACTAATATTAAATTTAGCCTGGTGTGCATAGTTAGTATCATTTGCCATATTAATTGCTGAAGTTCTTGTGCTATGTACATCTGATGGGCCTTTAAATGTATTATCAGTATTAACAGACCATACAAAGAAAATATATCTACTACATGCACCTGATGTATACGAAGCGGGGAAATCTAGTAATTCACCAATATGTGAGGTTTGATCTGTTGAATTAATTGTTTTGTGCACATTTTTCCATGGTGATGAATTTTTATATCCACCGGCAAGATATGATACGGCAATAATTTGTCTAAATTTAAATCCAACATTTGAATTAACTTGTGATGAAACTCTAACCCAACCACTATCACCATTATCTAATCCAGTATATAGCATCAAAAAACTACCACTGGCAGCCTCTTCAAGATATAGTGAACCAGTAACAGGGCTTGCCGGTCTATTTGCCCTAGAACCCCTAGGTGGTTTAGATACACCTTGAACTCTTAAACTACCACTAATTTCTATGTTATCGTGACGCATATTTTATAAATATATTTTTTAATTTCTCCAACCACAATGCCCAGAAGATGTTCCACCGTTAACACCTGGCGCTAAACCAGATGGGTTAACAGTTCCGGTATCAGTAGCATAGATAAATTTCCAACTTGTGTTATTTTGCAAACCGTCATAGTTTCCCAACATATACTGGTGGTCTTGACCCATAGTAAAATTTTCTTCTCCACAGTTTCCGTGTGGTTTTGCGACATTACCAATATTGGTTTCATTAAACACATTCCATCTTCTCAAGTTGTATCCACCATTATAATTCCCCTCATTACCCGCATATCCTTTCCCCCATTTGGAACTAATACCTTTTTGCTGACCGCTAGCCCCCCATTGTTGGTTATTTGTGAATGTATCTGTGGCAAAAAATAGTTTATTACCACTTTCAGATCCATAACCATATCCATAATTTTCATCAGAAAATCCAGAACAACCTAGTGAACTGGTGATAGACGTTTTTAATGTTAAGTATGGCTGCATATTAGGATAATATACACTATACATTGTCTCATTGGTTAAATTAAACTTTTCAACAGTTGCAACACCACCACCAAACACCCATGCAAATTCAGTTTCTTGGAATAAAGTACCTAAATCATCTCTTGCATTTGCTAAATCCCATTTAGATTGATGAGCATATGCTGTTTCATTAACCATGTGAACACCAGTGGTCCAGGTTGAGTGTATTTGTGTTGCTGATTTCCATAATCCATCTGTATTAGTTGACCAAACAAATAATATCGATTTGCTACAAGCCCCAGAAGTATATGATGCGGGATAGTCCATTAATTCACCTAAGTGAACCGTCTGGTCTGTTGCATTTGTTGTTCTATGTACGTTTTTCCATGGTGACGAATCCTTATAACCGCCAGCCAAATATGAAAAATTAATTATTTGTCTGTATAAAAATCCAATTCTATCAGTATTTTGTGAACCGACCGGCTCCCAACCATCATCTCTATTTGATGCTGCTGTGTATGTTACAACAAAACTTCCGCTACTTGATTCTTCTAAATAAAGTGAACCTATTTCTGGGCTTGATGGTCTATTAGCTCTAGGTCCTCTAGGTATGATATATTGTCCACTAACATCTAAAGATCCACTAACAATTACATTTTCTCTTAACATACTAAAATATACCGATTTTATCCGATAATTACAACCCTACCGGTTCTGTTAGTTGTAAATGTTATCGTAACCACATTTACACTTGTTGTTACGATTGTAGATGGCCAAAACATTTCATCATTATTATCATAAACCATTACCATAACATCTTTTGTGTTAAAATTATGTGTAACAGTTACGCTACTCACAGAACTAAAAGATGCCGTTGCCTTTAATGGTACCGTATACCAAGAATTCCAAGTGGTGTCGATACCTTTTCTAAGTCTTAATTGTGGTGTACCACCACCATTTGCCGCGGTACTACCAAATGCTAATTGATATGATGCATCACCTGTACTTGCGGTTGTACCATCCCAAGGATGAAAATGTAGAACCCCTGAATAGTTACCTGCGGTGGCTGTTGTTGATGCGTTTGCAAATGAAAATCTGAAACCTCTCGTCCAAGCATTTGGATAATACGCCGCAGCATTTGCATCACGATTTGTATCTGAATATGTATAAACACCATCTCCAAGTGCTAAACCTGTAAATGTTGGTGAATTACTTGTACCAACACTTTGATTTATGGTATATGCAGTAATATTACTTGCAGTACCTGTTGTATTCTGATTAAATGTTGGTACTGACGCAGTTATTGTTGTACTATCACCAAGAGTTAGTGTTACGGTTGAACTTGTGAATCCTAAAGATGATGGTCTTTTGTTATATGCTGTATTCCAATTTGTTGCTGAACTAATATATGAGTCACCAATTGCAGTACCATTCCATACACCAGTTGTAACTGTTCCCATATATACAGTTCCGTCACCATAAACTCTTAATAAATGATCAGCACCCCAATGACCAAAAGATATATAGTTACTGTTAGAACCAGCACCAGCCCAATTATATCCAATATAACCTGAGTTTTTAGTATTTCCAGATGCCCCAACTACCAAAATATTTGTTTGACCTGCGGTCATATTTGCCGCAAAATTTTCTTGTGAATGTATAAAACTTGCGGCTGTTGAGGTGTTTATTTTTAATGTTGCGGCATTACCTGACCCCGTTGAACCGATAACTAATTGACCGGTCATCGTGTCACCTGCCTTTAGTACAAAGGTTGTTAATTGTGCTGATCCTGATACAATTCCACTTGGTATATTTGATAGTCCTGTATATGATACTTGTGATGAACCCGAAACAATACCACTTGGTATTCCTGTTAGTGAACCATATGTAATTTGTGAACTACCCGAAACCAATGCTGGTTTATCTGTTATTCCATTAAATGATACTTGTGATGAACCTGAGACTAATGTTGGTTTATCTGTTATTCCATTAAATGAAACTTGTGATGAACCACTAATAACATTATCGGCATTTAATTTGGATTTGATTGTTGTATTAATCGAACTAGTAAATGAATTCAATGAACCTGTTGAGGTTTCAACGTTACCAATTCTTGTGACCGCGTTGTTGAATTCTGTCTCTCTTACAATTCTTTGTTCGGACCCTAATTGACCCGCAATCCAATAATCATTTGTTGCGTCCCATAATAATGAACCAGACACTTGATTTGGGGCGGTGGTATCTTTAACTCTAAGACCGGCTAAAGTTGCCCCTGTTCCATTAAGGTTAATTAAATTATTATCAACATCAAGAGTTGTTGTATTAACGTTTGTGGTC